CCCGACTGTAAGCCACTTATAGACTGGTTCTTAATGGAATACTTATCTGACTATAGTGTAGACCTAACAGTGGTTTATATGGACCTATCTGATGAAGGTGTTGATGGTTGGTGCATGAGAGAACATGACCATGAGTTTCTAATTCAAATTGATGAGAGACTTGATGGTGCAGAACACACCAAAACTATTCTGCATGAATTGTACCATGTATTTCAGCATTTGAAAAATATTCCTCGATGTGAGATGTGTGCAAACTTAAGTGAAGAACAGAACCTTGACAGATATACAAAAGGTCTATAGACTAGGCTTGTCCAGGATGATGAACATACTATAAGTCATTATTACTCACCTTCAATTGACCACTGTATTGTAAGAGACACCATTCCATGAAACCCAAATTCGTTTGTGTTGAACCAAAAAACAATAGATCGAAGAATCGGTTCTACAATCTTATGCATGAACTTCATTCATGTAGAGTAGAACAAGAGACAGAAGATCAAATGTTTCTTTCTTCTATTACCGGTAAGTATCACTTCTGGATGCAAAAAACTAATGATGAGAACTGGAACGTAATCAAATGAGTAACTACGATAGAACATGGGAACTAATGAATGACCTTGAACAGTCATTCAGTCGTGTCAGTACTATTGAGTTTCTATCAGATAAACTGGTAGAAGCATCAGACAATGGTAGGTATAGTGATGTGGTTGACATTAGTCATGCATTACTTGCGTATATTCCTGTCTATACTAAAGACTTTGATGAAAAGTTTAAGAAATGTTGGGAAGGGATAGTCACACCAGAGCTCAAAGGTTATAATCAACTAGATAAGGATATAACAGGGAATTAACACATGAGCCTACCATCAAACAGTAAAAAACTTAGTAAAACTCAAATTGAAAGTATTGAAAATGCTGTAAAAGATGTAGGCATCAAGGCTATTCATCCTGATAAGATGGAAGAATTTGCTGCATATCTTGTAGATAAGGTAAAAAACTCTGATGGATGAGAAAGAAACACTGACTCTTGCTATGCAACAAATTGAGACCACACTTGACCTAATTAAAGGTAATGACTATGAATCTTACATGAATCTCAAACTAATTTCAGTCTATTATGAGTTACAACGTCAACTTGACAATCTTTCGTAACTAATCTATACTATTAAGGTAATTCTCAAGACTAATGAAGTATCTGTTTATTGTTGATCATTATGTACCATTTCCCTCATCAGAATATGGTGGAGTGTGGAATGTTGTTGCAGAAAATGATGAGGAATGTTTTGATTTAATCACTGAAGATGATGGTGAGTTTAATTCTCAGTATTTCAGTGAATTAAGACAAAATATCAACAAGGCCGATAAATATTCTTTGTTAGATGAACTACCATCTAAAGTTGTAACCTCTTTCCTAACGTAATCATGTCACAACCACGTCAAAGGGATGTTAATGATCCCCTCTATGACCCAAATGATAAGTACAATGCCTATAAGGTAGACTTACACACCAATGAAACACATTCGGAAGATGAATGGGATGCAGAGCATGATGGTAAAATTGCCGATTGGCATAATCGACATCAAGACAAAGTTCTAGACAAGTTCTGTGATGATCACCCCGGTGCACCTCAATGTAAAGTATTCGATGACTAATTCACAAAAAGACGCACTCAATCTTATGATTGAAAGTGTAATCAAACCTGATAGTCGTCTCCGTGGTTGTGCATACAATCAGGGATGTTATGATGAATTGATGGAATGGCGTCAAAAGATGCTTGACTTACTCTATAGTTATGAAACTGATGGAATTTCCACACAAAGCACCGCAAGGTTATGAATACTGGACTGATGACTATTCAAAGACAATCAAACGTATTTGGATTCGCAACATCAGTCGTGAATTTATAGGATGTTCAGAAGTACATCCGAGTTCAGTATGGGGGTTCTTTTGTAGAAAGAAAGGAGTGTTTATCGCTCCAATCAATCACAAGAAGCCAGGTAAGGTAGTAAATATATTAGACACGAGTCCATATTCTGCAATGCAGAAAAAACTTAACCCACTCATGGCAGCATTCTCATGAACCCAGATACCATAACATTATCTACTCCATCAAGATCTTTTGCATACGAAAGATTGTCACGAGAGATTGAGTCTTGTGAAAATCTAGGAGAAATCAAGGATATGTTACGGTGTTATGTTAAACTATATCTTAAGCAACAAGAAACATTAAACTCTATTGGTGTCCCATCTTCTATTAATTAATTATTATGTCTAATTATGATCCACAGGTGAATGATTATGTTAAATGGGAGAAACCTGCAGGTATTCTTGAGGGATGGGTATACTATAGAGATGAAGAAGATGAGTATATTACAATTGAACTTGGTACAAAACCAAAACCATACTGTACGGTAACTCGTACACACAAACACTGCAAATATCATACATTGTTGTTATGTTACCAACATCAGTGGAATGAATTAGAATATATAAAAAAGAGAAATTCAATTTACGATGAAGATTAAAGCTTTGTTACTTGCCCTGTCACTGACAGCAGTTCCTTCTGCCATGGCAGATCCACAATTTTATCCACATCAACATACTCATGAAGGTGTAGATACTACTACTACATTTGCACATCATGAACCTGAGGTTGAACCATTTTCATATGATTCGATGGGTTGTATGTTACTGCAAGAATGTAGTGAAGGTGTAGATCCAGTTTGGGGTATTGATTATCTTGTACAACAATATCCTGACTCTGATTGGGCCCCAGTTCAAGAAGAATTTAGTCGTATGTTGAATGCATTGACTCTTATTGATGTTCAGGTATATCTTGCGGACGAAAGTTATTTTCCTGTTGGACACCGTGGTGTATATCATACAGTAGGAAATAATTTCTTCCTGAACAGAGCATTCATGCATCGTCCTGGCGTATTGATGTCAGTTATGAGACATGAAGGGTGGCATGCAGCTCAGGATTGTATGGCTGGAACAATTGATAATACCATGATTGCTATTATTAAGCCCGAGGAAGATGTTCCTATGTTGTGGCAAGAAATGGTAGAACGTACTTACCCAGTTTCTGCACAACCATGGGAGAAAGAGGCAACCTGGGCAGGTAAAACTGAAGGTATGACTCAACTAGCACTTGAATCTTGTGCTCGTGGTACAATGTGGACCGATTATGAGCCAACACCAATGACCCGTGAATGGTTGGTTAAAAATGGTTATATCAAATGATATTGGCTGATGTTTTAATATGGATGAGTGTTCCATTTGTATTAGTAACATTATACTTTGGAACACGCGGCGGATACTATGATACCGACAAATATGATGGAGATGGTACTGCACATAAAGTATTGAAGTAATGTGGAGAATATGGGCTTATGCTCTGGGTCGTAAAGACGGCAGAGACAAGAAAGATTCTGATAAAATTGCATTCATAAGAACTGCAATAATGTTGCAATTAATTATTACTAATGGATTTATTATTGCAGGTAATATTAGACATTGGAATGATGGGCAATGTGTCAGTTCTAACACTGTCCATGAGACCTTGACTTCTTGACCTAAATACCCTATATTATAAGGGTAGTCAATCAGGAGTTCTAATGTCTGCCACCTATCTTCCACGCAAAACCAAATATCGTGTAACTCTAGAGCTTGATGTCATGGATGATTTCAATGCTCATAATTTAGACTGGGAAAAGATCCTTGACCTTCAAGGTGATGAACGTGTTGACACATATGTGGAAGATTTGAGTGTACCCGACCACTTCTTCTCCTGATAATATCGGGGGTGATAAATATATTATATTGTCACCTCCACCGATGGCTTACTACCTCACTAAACCATGTCTGATCCAGTCTTCAAAGACACTATACTTTACTGGCGGTAATACGTGGTCTGATGACATTTCGGATAAAAAGAATTTTCCTACTAGAGATCCATTGGACGCAAAAATTGCTAATGCTGATGGTAAGTCTGGTGGATTCAAAAATGCAACAGTGGTAGAAGCATGAAGAACCTACAACTTTTTTTAGAACATGCATCTGAAAGGGCACAGGCTCTTAAAGATAGACAGGATAAGTTCCAAAAACCACAAAAATTTGAGGGTGGAGCTAAAACATTTGATACTACAGATGTTCAACAGGGAGTTGATGCAGAAAAGGCAGCCAAAGCTGAAAGGGAACAACTAAAGAAAGAAATAAAGAGAGAACTTGCAACTGAGGTTTATGATCCTGAAATGGGCACAGTTCGTGGTCCTCGCGCATCAAGAAGTACTGCAGAACGTAGAAAACCCGGTGTAAAACCAAGAGTTGCTGCAACTGGTGGTGGTAAAAGTAAACCCGTAGACTATAAACCTCAAGGTGAGAAACCGAATAGAAGTAAAACAATTTCACAAAGAACTCAACAACCAACAAAAGAACGTGGTTCTACAGAAGTTAAACAATCATACGCAGAAAAGATTAAAGCAGATAGAAGAGCTGCAGCCAAGGCAAGAGCTGCTGCACGTGCGTCTGGTGGTAAAGTAAAGTCAACAACTACATCTTCTAAAGATGCTGAAAAGAAAGCAGATCAGTTATTGAAGACAAAAACTTCAGAACCAAAGAAAACGGAACCTGCAAAACCTCGTAAAAAATATGCTCATGCTGATGGTGGCGGTATGACAAGAAAGGAAAGAGATGCGACCAGAAATAAAGCAACTGGTCAAAGTAGGAAAGATGCAAAGTCACAAATGCGTGCCGAGTTTGAAAAGACTCATGGTAGAAAACCAAATAAAAAAGAGGCAATTCAAATGACCGCCAAGGCTCATGCTGCTGCCAAAGCTCTATCATGACACAAAAAATGATGCGACTGTTCAATACAGTCACCGAAGCTGTAACTTACGTCAAAAATGAATTAAGTATATCTTCGGCAAAGGCTAAAGTATACGTTACAAACAATACTGCGAATAAAGTTGACGACAAAGTGTGGGTAATTCTTCCCTGATAGAGTTACTCACCTCCAATTGACCACTATAGTATAAGACCACCACTTTATTATGACATTGACACATATCGAACACCCAGAAGATCTTATTTTGACAGGTGATCTGTCAGTTTTTGAGTTACTCTACGATGTGGGTCATATCTCCATGAAAATGGATGGAATGTCTCTTGTATGGGGTACAAATCCACTCAACGGTAAGTTTTTTGTTTGCACCAAGGCTGCATTCAACAAGAAGAAAGACCGTAAATGTTATACGACTGATGACATCTTTGAGCATTTCGGTCATCAAATGGAAGTGTTTGAGATTCTGTCATATTGTCTTAAGTACCTACCAAGAACTGATAACATCTACTGGGCCGATTGGCTTGGTTTTGGTAGAACTGACGTACTGACACAAAATACTCTTACCTACGCATTCCCCGAGGCGATTGACCAGAAACTGGTAATTGCACCACACACTCAAGTGTATGTTACTACTGCATTTCATGAACCAGTGTGTGAACCAATCAAAGAATCGTTTGATGACAGTGTTATCATCAAGTGGGTACAACCTTCTGTTGACCGTATTTTTGGTGGATATGATGCACCCAAGATTAACACTGACAATATCAAGTTTCTGACTGACAAAGAAGCAAGTCATGCCAAAGTTGCTATCAACGCACTTATCAAGTCTGGTCAGTTTGTTGATGACGCATCACTGACTGACATTCTAGGTTGTCCTTTCCTTGCAAATCTGTATCAGTTGGTGATTGACATCAAGTATGATTTGATGGATAGTTTCATCATCAGTGATGCACCTACTGCATATCTTCCTAATGGAAAAGAGACTGATGGTGAAGGTTATGTCTTCCACTCTGACACGTATGGGTCAGTCAAGTTGGTCAATCGTACTGAGTTTGCCTACGCTAATTTCAACCATGGGTTTGGTAACTGATTAATATGACACAATTTAATGTAAAAGGTGCCTGGACCGATCGCAATGGTCGTAGACATAACTTTGAGATACAAACTGATAGTGCGGATAGATCTTTGATACTGGATATTGTAGAATCACAGTATCCAGCAGAAAGAGTTGTAATTAACTCGGTTCGTCAACGCCAATAAAGTTACTCACCTCCAATTGATTCCCATAGTATAATCACGCCCACCACATGACTACTGCAAAAAATCATCTTACAAATCAACTTAAGTTGATTATGTCTCTTGATCAATCTCAGTTGGATCTTTATACTCGGGACACCATGTTCAAGTGTATTGAAGATCTTTCTGGTGGTATTTGTTGGGGTTCTTCACTTAAAATTGATGAAACTGGTGCACTTCTTACTCCCGATGCATTTCTAAGATGGAGTGAATATCCAGATAAGACTCTATCTAAAGTTATTGACATGAAAGTCAAAGGTGGAAGTAGTCTTACCAAAGAACACTTTGGTGGTGTTCGTAGTGGATCAAAGTTTATCTTTGCATATCATTATGATAAGTTTGTTGAAGACAAATCTTATGATCTAATCAACAATTTCTTGACAGATATTGATAGATTGTCTAAAGTGGTTGTGTCTACTCGTAGTGAAAATGAAGCTTTTGCTTTAATTCGCAAGAGAACCCCACGGGATTACAAAGAAATCAATATTGGTCAGTTAATCTATGTCAAAAACATATCACGAAAGAAATTTGTTGACTGTAAACATAATGTAATTGATTCTGACCTTACACCATACTTTCCAAAAGTATTATTGGGGTGATAAAGTTACTCACCTTCAATTGACCACTATAATATAACACCACAACTTTATGATCACTCTTCGCCCACATCAAAACGAAGCTCTTGATGCAATGCGTGTCAATAGTATGGGTCAAGTTATTGTTCCAACTGGTGGTGGCAAGACTCTAATTGCAATCACTGATG